TATGTTTCATTATAGGATGTTACCACAAGTTCGCCATCAATGTCAACATCACCTGTGTAAGAACTTAGGTCTACACTAGAAAGTTTTGCATCAAGTTGTGTCTGAATGTTTGATGTTACACCATCTACAAAGTTTAACTCAGCAGTTGTAGCAGTGATACCGTCTAGTGTGTTTAGTTCTGCTGTAGTAGCAGTGATGCCGTCTAGTGTGTTTAGTTCAGCAGTTGTAGCAATAACACCGTCTAGGATGTTTAGTTCTGCTATGTTTGATGTAACACCTAAGGCACTCAAGGTAGCAGACTTAGAGTCTAACTCAGCCTGCAGACCGTCTATATTAGCAATAGTGTGGTTATGACTATCATCAGCAATAACTGTAGTAATGGTAATATTAGATGAGCCATCAAAGTTAGCGGCACCTGATACATCACCGCCTAGTGTGATAGTACGTGCTGTGGTTAGTGTATTTGCTGTAGATGCAGTACCTGTTACTGTAGCATTAATGCCACCCGTTACAGTAAGACTTCCTGTTACCGTAGCATTATTTGATACAGCAAGAGTACCTACGTTAGCTGTATCAACAGCAGCAATGTCAATGTTAGCTGTACCATCAATGTATAGATTACGCCACTCACTGCCTACAGCACCCAAGTCATACGTATCATCTGCAGCAGGTAATATGTTAGACGTTACATCAGCAGCAAAGCTAACTGTATCTGTAGCCGCATCACCGAATGTAAGGTTGCCTGCGATAGTAGCATCACCATCTACAGTAAGGTCACCGCTAATAGTTGTATTGCCTGTTACCGCAAGAGTGCTCTGCAAAGTAGCAGCACCCTGAACGTTAAACGTACCGTCTACATCAGCATTACCTTCAAGGAACAAGTCTTTGTAGCGCAACGCATCTGTACCCAAGCTGACCACGTTGGTTGTCTTAGGGCGAAGCAGGGTGGAAGTAGCCACAATGTCTTGCACAGGGCCGATGACAGTGATAGGAGAGCCGTTCTCAGCAGTACCGTCATGTGTGTGACCTGTAGTATTATTAAACGCTGCATCAATAGCGTTGAACTCATTGTCAAGATCATCAGCATCAATGACGTTGCCGTTAGAGATGTTGTTAGCTAAGTCTTGGCGTGTATAACCTGCCATATCAGTTTTCCTTACTGTCTATCATCTGTAGCAAACTCAAAGAGTGCTGTGTCTAATAAGAATGCTGCATCAGCACTATTATCTTCGATTCGTATCGCTACTGTCTCACCAGAACCAATCACCTGATTAATATAACTCTGCGTTCTAGGCGCACCAAACACAGCAGTGCCATAGATAGAGACGTTATCTCCGTAGATACCTGTACCACCGCCTGCTTGTACGATCTGAAACGTAGAAGGCTGAATATACCCTGCACGACCTTGGTTAAACTTAATACCTGCTGTAATGTTAATACTGCCAAAAGGCTTAATGTATAAGTCTAACTTGTAGAAAGTCTTACGTACCTGCGGGTCATTAATAGGCATGTAGGGTGACTCATAGATAGCGTCAATAGCATCGCCATCTCTGTTAGTACCTGTGTCCAAGCTGTACACATACCCATCATTATTAGAAAAGATACGATACTCATCCTCGCCAATAAACTGAGAGTCGGCTATGTATACTTTAAAACCTTTAAGCTCTGCCCACTGAAAGCCCTGCCCACCTTGGTCAATAAACTTAGTACCCAGTACGCCCTTAGCAACATTATCCCGTTCACTGTCTACATAAGCAAACAATCTGTACTGAGCTTTACTACGAATAACAGTACTACTAAAACTAGCAGCGTAGTCCTGTAGTTTAGTAACGGTAGGTCTGATATTCTTAGATGCAACATCAATGCCAAAGTCACCGATACGATCTGTAGAACTCAGTGTACGCAAACCGTCCGGGCCAAGGAACATAATATCAGCGCCAACCTCTTGAATAGTATCAGCACTCAAGCAACCTAAGTCTTCTGTTACCGCACTCATGTTGAAGTCTGCTGAACTAGTACCAGTGATACGCATGATCTTGTCTACAGCAAATACGATAAGCTGGTCACGAAAGACAATCAAACCAGTAATCTCTGAGCCAATACTAATACTACCAGCACCATTAGCAGGAGATAGGTCATCAGCACTGTATGGCGCTGTAAAGACTAGCTCTGTACCTACACCAAAGAAGAGTGTACTCTTAAAAGTACAAACATGACTAGCACCCTCTACAGCATCATTAGTTGCTGAACTTGTAAGATACGTTAATGTACCTGCTGTACGATCAAAGTATGCAGGAAAGTTTACACCATCTACAAAGCATATCTGATATACGTTATTGAAGTTGTAACGTGTTTGTCTTACCTTAGAGAATATAGTGTTAGATGCTGTAGCAAGAGAAGTCCATGTAGGTGTAGCATCAATACCGTTAGCTATGTAATACACACCACTACGTGCAGCAATGACTTTCTCGTTATTGTCTTCTTGTACTAACGCTAGAGCCTGTACTACACCAGAGCCAGGAAGCTCAGCATCAATAAACTTTGTGTAGCCTGCTACTTTACGGTAACCACCATCTAGGGAAGGCTCAAAGTTTTGCAGTTGAAATGCAGAGCCTACATTATTGATACCCTGTTGGAGAGGGCTGATGTTTGTAATCAAGCCCCCAGTAAAAGGTATAGGAAATGTTTGCCACTGTGTAGCCATTATTATAAAGCTTTCAGGCTAGAACGTGGACGTGAAATAACAGTAGAACGTACATAGTCGTAATGGTTAATATACAAACTGCGCATATACTTAATACCTGTCTCAAACTTAGACTGTGAGATCTGTGCAGCCTGTGTATCTGCGCGGAACTGATAAGCGTAGAACATAGCACCGTCAACAATGATGTGCTTGAACTCTAGAGGAACGCTAGGTACATCGTCAAACAACTCTAGCTCTACAGGATTGCGGTAGTACTCGTAAACTAGCTCATAGTCCTTATCAGGTGTAGGAACTAGGATGAACTCTTGACTTGGAGCACGTACAACAAAGGAAGGTACATTTTGTATATCTTGACTAGAGTTATACTCATAATCAATATACTTGTCAAGGTATTCTTTATAGTTAAGGTTCTTTAGTTTTACTGTACCTGTGTTGAGACTATCATCACGCTTGATGCGGAAGCTATCCATGTCAATCGTTTTAGCGTCATACGGATAGCCATAACGGGTAGTACCTGCAGTAAGAGTGTCTTCCTCTTCTACATGGTTCCAAGGCCAGTAAAACTCTTCATGATTAATATGCCGGATAGCACTGTTTATTGCATCCTTAGCTGTACTATAAAAGCCTGTAGCGTTAGCGAAGTTAGAACTTGTAAGCTCTACTTCATTAAGTCTACGGTTAACGTCATTAACAAGACCAAGAAAGTTATATGCCATTATTTATTCCTTACACGCAGGCGTACACTGCGCTCTACTACTAGTCCATTTGAGTCGCTAATCTGACACGTAAACTTATACATGACGTTGTTAGTACCTGAGCCAATGTATGCTGTTGTAACAGTGTTTGTAGATGTAGCAGAGATAAGTTGAATGCCATTCACTAGAGGGCCACTAGGAGTAAGCTGGGTCTTAACACCATCAGCATCTTCTACAAACCATGTGTAGTCTGCGATAGTTGCAGTACCAAGGAAGCGTGACCAGTCAATGCTATAGTCTAACACTTCATCAGGGTCTTTGTTGGGCCATTTCATTGACATCTAGTTTATCCTTTAAGCTGCTATAGCGTAAGCTGTTCTATAAGAAGACGTTTGTGCTTCTACGTATACTGTACGACTTCCCATGTCTGCTTCACGTACATAGTCGGTACGAAGTCTGCTGTAGCTATCTTTAACAGCCTCATAGTCGAATTGAACTGTGGTGACAGTAAGTGAACCAATAGTTACACTTCCTACTACAGTCGCAGGTATAATCACTGCTTCTGCTGTAGTGTTTACATTACCAGCGGCTACTGTACCAGCTATCCCTGTGACTGCCGTAGTAGCATCCGCCTCTACAGTAACACCGTCTGTACCACCCTCTGCTTCAATACCCGTAGGTACTACATTAGCGTTGGCTGTAATAGAAGG